TAACTCGTCTTTGTTGTATCGGTTCTTTGGTCTGTTTCTTTGGTTTCACTTCAAGCATCATGGTTTTTGTGTTACCATTCTTATCTTTGACCTTGACAACAAAGTCTGGAAAGTATCGGTGCCATCTTCCATCAACTGGAGAAATGTATGGTATGACAACTTCTTCTGAAGCCCATGACACAATACTTGGATTTTTGTCGAGCCACGACATTAACTTTGCTTCCCAGCTTGAGCGATATATGATGTTTTTATAGTCCCCAACGTATTTTTGTGGGTTTGATGGTTTAAATGTTCCTGAATATGCCATAAATACTATGTATACCTTTTTATGGAAAAATAAATGGCAATCATATCAATTCCCTCATCAATTGGTGGTGTATCTATACCTGGAGCAGTACTCAAAGGTCCTCTAGCGAAACTTTTCAATAGTGGTTCAAGTATAGCAACATATTCTTATCCAAGAGATTTAGGTTCATCCACAAGAGGACATTGGATTAAGTTTTATATTAATGAAATACAACCAACTCAATATTATGAAACAAATATAACTGGTGTAATTAAAGGTGCAGCAAAAGCTTATAAAGAAAATGATCTTACTGCTGGTGTAGCAATTGGTAATACAGCAGTCGGAGTTGCAAAAGAATTAGGAAATCTTGCTGCATCTGCCTACACAGATACTTTCAAGCTTAAGCCAAGAAAAAATAGATTAGATTCAACTGTTTCATTATATATGCCCGATGGACTAAGTTTTACGAATCAAGCAAGTTATAATGGAATATCTTTATTAGATGCTGCACAATCAGCACTTAATGCTATTAAAAGTTTAGACACTACAAGTAAAGGCAAAAAAGCAGGTGAAGTGGGAATAATTGGTTCATTAGCTGGTGGATTTGATACTGTAATTGGAGCTGTGCGTTCAGATGTAGGCAAATTAGCACTATCAACACAAGGTTTAGCAATTAATCCAGGACAACAAATGTTATTTGATGCTATCGATTTTAGAAGTTATTCATTGTCATTTACATTTACGCCATATTCTAAAGAAGAATCAGAAACAGTTAAAGAAATAATTAAATTATTTAAAACACACGCTGCACCTAAAATTAGTGATTCTGGCATGTTCTTTATTCCTCCATCTACTTTTAATTTAGAATTTTATCATAATAATGGTGTTAATACAAATATACCAAAAGTAGCTGAAAGTGTGATTGAAAGTATTGAAGTTAATTATGCACCAAATGGATGGTCTGCACACACTGATGGTGCACCGGTACAAACTACAATGACAATAAGTTTCAAAGAAATCGAACTTATTGATAGAAAAAAAATTCAAGAAAATGGATTCTAAAAATGCAATATTTTGATACTTTACCTAAAGTTGTTTATAGAAGCGTACAAGGAACTTCATCATTATATACAAATTTGATGGCTCGTGCCAGTATTATAACGAGTGTTTTAAAAAATCCTATGGTGTATTACAAATATGATTTACAAGAAGGTGATACTCCAGAAATTGTTGCTTATAAGTATTATGGTGACTCTTATCGTTATTGGGTTGTACTGTTTGCAAATCAAATCATGGATCCACAATGGGAATGGCCATTAAGTTACGCAGCATTCAATTCATATATCAACGATAAATATGGATACAATCAATCCACAGGTATGTGGAGTGTCTTTGATCCATACGCAACAACATATCAGTTTCAAAAAATAATCACACAATATGATGCTGAAAGTCAAATAACAACTGTAAATACTGTTGTGATTGATGAATTAACATACAATAATTTAAGCGAAACAACTCATTCTTACAATCTACGTACTGGTACTGTAACCATTACAGTTACAAAAAAAGCACTTTCTTATTATGAATGGGAGTTAGAAACAAATGAATCTAAAAGAACCATCAATTTATTAAATGAAAGATATGTGGTTGAATTAGAAAAAGAATTTAAAAATCTTATGAAATAATTATGGAACAAAATCAAACAAATAATGCAATAGAAACACCTGGTGTTTATTACCCACAGGACTATTCATTAAAAACTTTAAGTTTTTTGTCTGCTAATGGCCAAAAAACCGATATCAAAAAAATTATGATAGATATGTCTTATTATGAGGACATTTATACATTTACAGCTTCTGGTCATATTACAATTATTGATGCACAAGGCTTTATTGAATTATTACAATTGACCGGTAATGAATTTATAGAAATAGATTTTGGCAAAATTAAAGATGCATCTAATGAAAACATCCAAAGATTCAGAGTATATAAACTAGGCAATAGAAAGCCATCAGGAAACAACAATTCAGAACCATATACATTATATTTCTGTTCCGAAGAACTGATGTTATCTGAACAAATAAAAATAAGCAAATCATATACTGGTAAAAAAATATCTGAAATTGTTAAAGATATATTGATAGAAAAGTTAAAAATCAAAAGCCAGAATATAGAGAAAATTGAAGAAACAACTGGCATGTATGATTTTGTCATACCAAAAATGAAGCCATTTGAAGCAATCAGTTGGGTTTCTACATATGCCAGACCACAAACTCATGGTAATACGGCTGATATGTTATTCTTTGAAACTAAAAATGGTTTCAATTTTAGGTCGTTACAATCTATGTACAAGGATAACATATATGCAACATATAGATATGAACCTAAAAATATAAGTTATGATAATCAAAGCCTTCAAGATAAAACAACTCAAGTTTTAGATTATGAATTTAATAAAGTGTATGATATGATGCACGATATAAATTCTGGTACCTTTGCAAATCGTTTAGTGTCTATTGATCCAATGACTAGGTCTTTTAATGTTACCGATTTTGATTATAATAAAAGTAAAATGGAAAAATTAAATCCTGAAGGTGTATTGAACGACCTACAAAATAGATTAGGTACAAGTATAAGTCAAGCATTTGAAGGTGTATTAAAAGTTGCAACAGGAAACTCAAACCAAGTCAACTTACCATACATCAAAGAAAAAGAAGGTGGATTTGCGAAAGATATTTCAATTGAAACATTTGTACCACTTAGAACCGCTGCAATCTCACTTGCAAATTACACTTCAATAAAATTATCAATACCTGGCGACCCAGGTATAACTGCTGGAAGAACAATCAATTTTGATTTGTATTCATTAAAACCAACTGATAATCTAAAAGAACTTGATAAATTCTATTCTGGAAAATACTTGGTAACTGCTGTTAGACATATTATACAACCAACAAGATATCAAACAATCTTAGAAATTGCAAAAGACAGTTCCAAAACAGCATATACACAGACTGACAATAAGAGTCCGACAACAAAAGAGGCCATATCAGCATGAACAATTTTATTGGAAAAGATGGTTTCTTTTGGTGGATTGGTGTTGTTGAAGATAGAAATGACCCACTTGGTTTAGGTCGTGTTCGTGTTCGTATGTTCGGACACCATACAGACAATCTAAATGAATTGCCAACAGATGCTCTATCTTGGGCACTTCCTTGTCTTGCACCAAATGGCACAATGACAGACGGAACGCCTTTGATAGGTGATTATGCCTTTGGATTCTTTACTGATGGTGCATCTAGTCAGGCTCCTGTAATTATTGGTGTATTTCCAGGAATACCAAAAAATGGACCAAATTTCTCAAAAGGTTTTTCTGAAGGTACATTTTATCCATTAAATGAACCAACTACAAGCCGTTTACACAGACATGAAAATATTGCTAATACGGCAATTGGTTACCATAATGCAAAATTAGATACCAATGTGCCAATTGCTTCAGGTGGTAGTTGGAGTGAACCAGCATCTCAATACAATACATCAATCCCCTACAATCGGGTGACAGAAACTGAATCAGGACACGTATTTGAGTTGGATGACACACCAGGATACGAAAGGATTCACCTAAACCATAAGGCCAATACGTTCTTTGAGATTGCACCGGATGGTTCTAAGGTTACCAAAGTGGTTGGCAAGAATTATGAAATTTATCTTTCTGATAACAATGTTCATGTAAAAGGTACTTGTAATATTACTATAGATGGAAATACCAATCTGTATGTAAAAGGTAATGTTGTTGAAAAAGTTAATGGTAATGTAAATAAAACAGTGAGTGGAAATTACACACTTAATGTTGGTGGTGACGTTGTTATTACTGGTAAGACAATTAATCTAAACTAAGGAACAAAATGCCAGCAGTAGCAAGAAATGGAGACCCCACAACAACAGGTCACGGATGTGATGCTATATCAACTGTGATAGGTCCAACTGGTTTACCAGCACACGTATATGCCAATGGCATTCCTGTTGAATGTAAGGGAAATCCAGTCGCACCACATACAATACCAGCAGGACCTGTTTGCGTTCCTCATTCTGCGGTGATTAATGTTGGTTCATCTACTGTTTTTGTTGGTGGTATACCTTTGGCAAGAGTTGGTGATTCAACAGACAGTGGTGCAATTATAGCTGGAAGTCCAAATGTATTTGCCGGATAAAATTTCGATTTTTTGCGTTCCGGCCCAAGAATTTTCTCCACGACTTTCAAAATTTCAAAAAGTCATTCCACTTTTCGCTCATAAATAAAACATGGCAACTTTAACTAAGATATACTCAGACATAGACTTCACTTTCACCAAGAAACCGGTGACGGGTGATGTTGCTTTGAGTTATGACGATAAGGCCGTTATTAGGTCTATTCGTAATTTACTTTCAACCAAAAGATATGAAAGATTGTTTGACCCACTATTAGGTTCAAATATAGATTCTTTGTTGTTTGAGAATATATCTCCAATGACTTCATCTACTTTAGAAAGAGAAATTCTAAACACAATAAAAAACCATGAACCCAGAGCTAATGTTACTGATGTTACGGTTAATGCTATGCCAGATGAAAATAAATATCAAGTAACTATCACGTTCTATATAGAAAATGCAACGTTACCGACAACAGTAACACTTCTTTTAGAGAGAAATAGATAAAATGGCTGCTAATACTGGCATTAATGTAACGAATTTGGATTTTAATCAAATTAAAACCAGTTTAAAAAGTTACCTACAATCACAAGACACATTAAAAGATTACAATTATGATGGTTCTGCACTATCAGTTCTTTTAGATGTATTGGCATATAATACACAATATAATGCCTATTATTTAAATCAAGTGGCAAACGAATTGTTCTTGGACACTGCCATCCAAAGAGCATCTGTCGTTTCTCATGCTAAAGAATTAGGTTATGTACCTAAATCTTCAATTGCTCCAGGTGCAGTAATTAATCTAAAGGTCAATCAGGTTACTGATAGTTCATTGACTTTGCCTAAATTCACAAACTTTTTATCAGAAGCAATTGATGGTGTCAATTATAATTTTGTGACAACAGATTCAACAACTGTAAATGTTTCAAACAACACAGCCACCTTTAACAATGTTATTATTAAACAAGGTTTACCAGTCACATACAATTTTACTGTAGATTCTATACAAAATCCAAAATACACATTTGTAATACCAGATGCAAACGTAGATACAACTACATTACAAGTTAGTGTTTCAGAATCTTCTTCAAATAATAGTTATCAAATTTACAATCTCGCAACAAGTTATTCAACCTTAAACGGAACATCAACTGTATATTTTCTACAAGAGAATGTAAATGGACAGTATGAAGTCTATTTTGGTAATGGAATTCTTGGTAAAAAATTAAATGATACTAACATCGTTTCTTTGTCATATGTGGTAACAAATGGTTCTTCTGCGGCAGGTGCAAATACATTTGTATTGATGGATTCTATCGCAGGTTATTCAAACACAACAGTTTATCCAATCAGTTCTGCAAGTCAAGGCGGTGATGCCGAATCAATTGAATCTATAAGATTCCAGGCACCTAAGAGTTATTCAGCACAAGGCCGTGCAATAACAAAAGAAGATTATGTTACAGCCATTCAACAAAATTCTTTAGGTTATTCTTTTGATGCAGTTAGTGTTTGGGGTGGTCAAGAGAATAATCCACCAGTTTATGGACAAATTTTTGTTTCTTTAAAACCATCAGGTTCATACAATTTAACTGAATCACAGAAAACAAGATTGATACAAGACGTTATCAAACCTATATCGGTTATGACTGTTGAACCAACAATTGTTGACCCTGATTATACCTACATTAAGATTAATACTAATGTGTATTATGATCCAAAGAAAACAAGTTTAACATCGGCACAGATAGAAGAAAGTGTGAAGGCGGCAATTTATAATACGGCTTCATCTACATTGAATACATTCAATTCAACATTCTCATCTTATCTTTTCAATTCAACAATTAATAATGTAGATAATTCTATTATCACAAACGAAATTTCTATTCAATTGCAGAAGAAATTTTATCCTGTTCTATCAAAACCTACAACATATACTTTCTATTATGGTACACCATTACAAAAAGGTATGTTTTTAAGTGGTATTAACAGTTCACCATCAGCTCAATTCAGAAGTCCAGAAAATCCATCAATCATAATTCCTGGTGTTTTTGTTGAGGAAGTTCCATCATCTACAGGTGGTGTTGAATCAATATCTATTTTAAATAAAGGTTTTGGATATCAATATACACCAACAGTTACAATATCAGGTGATGGTTCTGGTGCATCTGCTGTAGCCACAATCAATACAGATGGAACAATCAAGGCAATCACAGTTACATCATCAGGTAACAATTACACTAGCGCAATAGCAACAATCACGCCAGCATCTGGTGATACAACAGGTAAACTTGGTGCAGCAACTGTTACATTGCAAGGCCAATATGGTACACTTAGAACATATTATAACAATACACAATTTGTAAAAACAGTTTTAAATACAAATGCAGGTACAGTTGATTACACAAATGGTATTGTTACTTTAGATTCTTTTGGTCCAGTTCAAGTTGATAATGATTTAGGTCAATTAACTATATCTGCAAATCCAACAACGACAATCATATCATCTACATATAACAGAATTATTACAATAGACCCGTATGATCCTAATGCTATTGTTGTTAATGTGATAGCCAAAACAACATGACCAGTAAAAATAAAACTTCCCTTTTAATAGCATCACAACTCCCTGAGTTTGTTCGGGATAATCCTGAGTATGCTAATTTTAAATTGTTCTTGCAGGCCTACTATGAATGGATGGAAGAACAAGGTCAAGTAACAAATAGGTCCAAAAATCTTTTATCTTATAGAGATGTAGACTCAACAACTGATGAGTTTATAAATTACTTTCTTAATGATTTTCTTCCTAATTTTCCACAAGATTCATTAATTAGTAAACAAGAAGCAGTTAAGATTGCAAGGCAATTATACAAATCTAAAGGCACACCATCTTCTTATCAGTTAT